ACAAGATTACGCGCCGAGTCATGATGTATAATGATAAAGATTGGACTTGGCCGATATGGGTATGGGACGATCCTCTCAGACTGGATTCATTCTTCCCATACTTCCCGTTATGGTTCTTTGAAAGTCCGACTGGCCCGAATACAAAGGGTGAAGTCTCTTACTATTTAGACCAGCAAGATGCCATTAACGAGATGGTAGATGAAGAACGCCGCGCTCGACTGTGGGCAAGGCGTAATATCTTCTATAACTCGAACCTTGTTGATCGTGAAGATGTCGAAGCTATTCTAAACGGACCAGACGGCACAGCTAGAGGACTTAACTTACCAGCAGAACTGAGGTTAGATGATGCGATTGGGACGATCACGCCGCCGTCAATTAGATTCACCGAGCTATTCGATAAGGAAGGGAAGTACCGAGCTATTGACCGTATCTCCTCCGTTGGAGAAGTCTTACGTGGAGCGCAATTTAAGACGAATACCACTAACGACGCTGTTCAGGCTAATGTGTCTGCGGCTAATATGCGTGTCGATGAGAAAACTGATGCTATTGAAGATTGGATGGGTTCTGTATACTGGGCTATTGCACAATTATGTATACAGTTTATGGACAAAGAGACGGTTATATCGTTGATTGGTGACGAAGCAGCAGCAGAATGGCAAAACTTCTCCCCCGAAGAGATTAACCGGATGTTCTCTTTACGTGTTGTTGGTGGTAGTAGTAAGAAACCAACCTCACAAGCCAAGAAAGAAGAGGCATTAGAGTTAGGTCAGGTACTTGGTCAGTTCGCTAATGCTACTCCTGTGGTTGTCAAGGTAGCACTCGAAGCATTACAAGAAGCATTTGACGAGGTAGTTATCTCAGAGGAAGACTGGGATAAGATCATCGAGGGCATTGATCAAGCAATGCAGCAACAACAGGGTGGTGGAGCGCCAGCAGAGGGAGGACAACCACCACAACAAGGTATGCCACCTGAAGCACAAGCAGGGGGCCAGATTCCTAACGATCCACAACAAATACAACAGTTGTTGGATCAATTACCTCCAGAGTTGAAGCAGCAAGTAGCCGCCGCTATTCAACAAGGAGCAAGTCCACAGCAAGCACTACAGGCGGCACTTCAACAAATCCAGTAAAAGGGGTATAATACTATGAGTGAAGAACAGTTAAGTACTGAAGACGAAATACTTTCCAGCATGGAAGGAGTGTCGGATGAGCAAGATATTGAACCATCTGTTGAGAGCGCAGCGGAAGAACATGGAGAACAGACAGAAGACAGCACTAGTACAGTCCCTGAACAAACTGGAAACGGAGCCGCCGCAGACAACCAACCTGTTGCACAACAGCGGGGACCTCAAGATTTGGTCGATGCCAATGGAAACATCATCGCTCGTGGAGGAAAAGAACGAAGACTCTATGAGACGGCGCAAAAAGAAAGAACAAGATCGAATGACTTACAGCAACAAGTCACCTCTCTACAAGGACAGTTAGACGCAATTAACCAAGCAGGCTCAATAGGTACGCAATTGGGTCTGACGCCAGATGAAGTAACGACTGGCGCACAGATAATGAAGTCGTACAAAGACAATCCAGTAGAAACCGTCAAGTATATGTTGACACAGGCACAAGCTGCAGGACATAATATTGAAGGAATTACTGGGACCGACATTGCATCTATCAAACAAATGATTGATGAAGCAATGTCACCAATATTACAGGATAGGCAAGCACAACTAGATATACAATCAAACGAAGCTGAAGCTCAACAAACCTATAACCGCTTCGTTGGTACATATCCAGATGCTCCAGTGCACGCTAACTCCTTGGCCCGGCTTTTAGAAGAAGACCAGACTCTATCTCCTGAAGCTGCGTATTTTAAATTGAAATCATTCTACGCCGAGAAAGGCTTAGACTGGTCCAAACCTCTTGAGACGCTAGAGCAGGAAGCTCGACAAGCGCCACAACAAGAGAGTACGCAGACCCTACCACAAGGTAGTGCTAATGTTTCAAATGTAACTGATCAGTCGGCAGTAGCTAGTATAAACACTTCTATTGACGACATAATCCGTCAGTCTATGAATGAGGCTGGCATAAATGGCTAGGAGCTAGAAGATGGCAAGCACACCAATCGCTACCGTGCTTGAATCGACGCTGACGAAGTCGCGTAAGAAGCTCATTCTTGCGTCCATTAAGTCTAACAGCTTGATGGCGTGGGCTTTCGCAAACAATCGTGTCGAGTTTGAAGACGGTGGTCACGAAATTACGAACCCGCTAACGTTGGGACGTAATCCCAATATCTCGTCTTACGAGTATTATGATGAACTCCCGGTTGCACAGACCAGCGAGTTCGACACTGTAACGTACAACTGGTCCCGTGTTGCTGGTTCAGTCGTCATTTCCGATCAGGAAGAAGACGAAAACCGTGGCGCGGCAATGATCTTTAAGTTGATGAAGGCCAAGATGGACGTTCTGGAAGAAAGCATCAAAGAGAAGTTCTCTTCTTATCTGTATGGTGCAAGTGCTGGAACTGATCCGAATGGTTTGCAGACGCTTATTCCTGACGATCCGACCACGGGTACTGTTGGTAATATCAACCGGGCAACTGAAACTCAATGGCGTACTTCTGCCTATGATTTCAATGGCAACATGGATAGCACCAACATTGAAGAAGCGTTTGACGATATCCTCCTTGACTTAACTCTCAAGGGCGAGCGTCCAGACGTTATCTTGGTTGGTCGTAACATCTATCGGCATTATCGGACGGCTGTTCGTGATAAAGTCGTTATCAACCTGTCAGAGAGTAACGCTGGCAAGAAGATGATGGACTTGGGATTTGCTGGTGTAAAACACCAATCTATTCCAATGCTTTATGACGAAGATTGCCCAGTGAACAAGGCATACTTTGTTAACTCAAAGTATCTTCGTTTGCACATCCTTCGGCATGTTAACATGAAAACCAAAGAGCTTGTTGCTCCTTGGACGATTGATGCCGTTGGTCGCCGGATTGTTTGGCAAGGGCAGTGGTGCATGTGGAAAGCGTTCCGCACACACTCAGTCCTTATTAACGAGTAATACAGGAGTAAAAGGGGATGGCTAACATTAAACCTCGTTTTGAAGTACACAAATTGGATGGTAAGCGCACTAGACGTATATGTATTCCTCGCGTTGATGAGGAAGGTAAGCCTCTCGGTGGTTTCGACTACGAAGATAAAGAAGTCGATGCTGGCTATATGGTTTATGTCCCTAGTGGTGCTTCCATCCGTGTACGAGACGAAGCACACTTAAAAGAACTCGGCTTTCATGTCGATGCAGAACTCGTTGATATGGATAGTGGTGATGTTGTGGGCAAAGCTGGTCACGGGTCATTGCGCTCCAAATCTGAGCAACTTAACAATCGTTCACGTAAGCAACAGAAGGGAGTCTCGTCAAGCCTCGAAGCCTGAGAAGCGGGGGCAAGGGACTTATAGAATATTATGAGTAAAGTACAACAGGACTACTTTCCGCGAAACATCTCGCAATATGTTCCTAGCATGGAATTTGCTGCGGATGTTGTAGGTGATGTAGTAATCGCCAATCTGGGTGCGCCAGCCGCTCCCGATACTGACGGAATTTGGGATGGTGTTTCCGCTACGGATTCTGCCACATCCTACACTTCGGCAGATTTCAAGAATACCTTTGATGGTAGCTCAACCAGTTTGACTACGACTTCTGGTATGATTGATGCTAAATATGGTCGAGCCTTAACCGCTACGGCCAGTGCTGGTGCTAATCATGTTATCACCATTACTGGTAGGGATTATCTCGGCCAAGTTATGAAAGAGAATCTGACGCTCAATGGTACGAATGCGATTGCTGGTAAAAAGGCATTCAAGTTCGTTGACTCGATGGCTATTGCTGTTGGTGCAGCCGGGGATACCTGTGACGTTGGATGGGGAGATGTCCTTGGCGTCCCTTATGCAGCAGAAGCAACTCTTTCCGCTACCGAGAATGGGGCTGCTACCAGTCCTACGTTTGTTGCAGCCGTTACGACGGACCCGCAAACGGCTACGACTGGTGATCCTCGGGGAACGTATGATCCTGCATCCGCTTGTGATGGAGCGATTGTTCATGAGGTTCGGTATATTGCGAATACCGGAAACCTTCATGGTGTAGCTCACTTCTCGGGCTAAACTATGTAGGAGTGTTGGCGGCGTTTATCCCCTTTTCGCCGCCAACCCTCTAATCAAGGATGTAGTATGGCTACTTTAGAACAGCTAATAACAAGAGTGACACAACGCTTGTCTATGGTAGCAGGGACAGGTGTTCAAATTTATGCAGAAGATCGCATCGCTGAGATGATTCAGCATAAGTTTGATGTACTATTTGATGAAGAGTTCTGGCCCCAGTTCTCGTCTTGGCAAACTCTTGCGCTAGATGGGACTACTGGTGTTGTTACTACTGATCTAACAGACATCCTGAAAAGATTCGATGACATTCAGGTGATATTCCCAGAAAACTCTCATACTCCAGTAGCACGACTATCAGGATTGACAACTAATCCATTCGAGCTATCAGGAACAGAGGCATTATTCTATGATGCAAATCCCGGCAGCACTCAAAAGCCATTCCTTATTTGGCCGAAAACCGCGACGGGTAATATCATAGTAAACTTACGTACTAAGCCAGATAGCTTTGTGTCTGGTGATACAGTTGACTTCGATGACCAAGCTCTCATTCTTGGTGCTACATACGATTACCTCGAAGATGACGGGACAAACCCCAATGCTACTCAGAAGTTTCAACAACTCTTCGAGCAGAGGGTGAACCAATTGAAGAAGAACCTCTCACATGCGCCTGTTGCGCTTGACCGAGATGAAGTATTCCCAACTGGATTTGTATTTGTTCCGTTAACATCATGACGAAGTTTCAAAGAGTAACACTGACAGCAACCAATAGAGGTATCCAACGTAGTAACGTCTTGCAAGATGCTACTATTCGAGATTTCTCTGGTGGGTTGAATGTTGTCGATAACGATCTGAACCTTACGACTAAGTTCTCTAAAGAGCTTACAAATCTGCAACGATCCGTTGATGGTGGCATCGAAGTCAGGCCGGGAACGAAACTGTTCGCTGATTGTAGTGAACATCTGTCTGATATAGTCAATTGTGAGTTCTTCTCTAACCACATTGTAGCTGTAGGGACGAATGGGAAACTTGTAAGGATAACTTCTAGTGGAGAAGTGATCCTTATATGGGACGATGAGTTTGCTAATGCATTGCCGGGAAGTCCAGATGGATGGGCAGAAACATCATTCTGCTCGTTTACCGTATTCAATGGGGCTTTGATTGTTGCTAATGGTATCAATAAACCACTTAGCATAGACTCCAATTTAAATGTGACTTATTTAAATGATGCCTCTACTGGATCAAATGCCAATACACCAATAGCTCGATATGTACGGGCGCACGGTCGTTATCTAGTGTTTGCTGGTGATCCAGATAATGTTGACAGGCTTCATATAAGTGCTACCGATACGGCTGGTGTGTTTGTTGGTGTGACCGTTGACTTAGGAAGCCGTGTTCCAATCGGATCAGATGCGATCACAGGTTTAGCCAGGTTCCGTGATAGACTAGTTGTGTTATTTGAAGAGTGTGTGATGCCGGGAGTATTAGGAGTATTCACCGAAGATGATCACACTCCTAACTTTGATGATGCTATCGAAAATATAGGGTGTGTAGCACATAGATCATCTCAGACAATTGGTGAAGACTTATTCTTCTTAGATCAGGTCGGAATACCAGAGTTAAACCGTGCACTATTCACTGGAAATGTTGAGTCTGGCCGTGTTTCTCAGCTTGTTGATCCTCGAATACAGCAAGCACTAGCCTTGGTTAACACAACATCAGCACGATTAGATTTAATACACTCAGCTTATGATAGCCAATCTGGTAATTATATGCTGTTTATCCCAGATGCGACTAATATGACAAACATAACAGAGTTCAGATGCTTTGTATTTAAGAAGAATAAGACTCTTAAGATAGAGGCATGGCAAGAGTGGCGTAATTGGAACTTTAGATCATCTTGTCGATCACAGTTAAAGCGAATATTCCTGACACAAGGCTCGGATGTATTCGTTCTTGGAGAGAGTCACGGCGATATTGATGACCAATCAATTGACCGTATAAGTAAAGACTTCCAAGGTGATCAAGAGATGTTTTCCGATGACACATCTTTCACTGATTACAAAGGATTCAATCCTGTAGCAGATGCCAAAGATAGTGGAGTTCCTATACCGTTTGTTTGGGAACTACCGTGGTCAGATGCCAATAGACGCTTTGATGTTAAAGCCAGTAGATATGTCAACTTCGATACTGAAGGGGATCAGAAGTTTACATGCGATATGTTTGTGGATAATATCTACGAAGATCGGTCTAATCTAGGTGAAACTCATTTAGATGGGACAGGCTTTGACGATGAGTTTGGTTATGATGTCCAAGTATTAAAGCCTAATATCTCTGGTGACTTTATGGGGGGTAGTGGTCCGGGGTATGGCTTAGATCAATATGGACAAAACTTTGGAGGTGGCAGACCTACTAGGCATGAAGGGCTGTATGCTTGGGAAAGTCGATACAAGATTAACAAGTTCAGATTTAGTCACGATGCAACGTCACCACTAAAATTTGTGTCTATAAGTCTGGCATATACCGCTGGTTCTATTAGGAGGTAATCATGGCATCTGCTGTTGATACAACATTCCCGGCTGATAACGTAAAGGTTAGCAAGGCTACCATGCGTGATCAGTTTCTTACAATCTACAACGAGATCACTGCACTGCAATTACGTACTGGGGTTGCTGGTGCAAAGGCATTCTACGG